ATCTTGAATCTCGCAACTCCACTCAACTCAAAAAGGTAGGTGGATTCCATCCAAGCTATACAAATCAATGTGTTAGATATTGGCATTATCTATTTGAGGGTGTTGAAGTAACACCGACATTCTCACCACAAACATATCGTATATTTGATAATGGTCATGGTGTTCATGAAAGAATCTATAGTTACTTTAGGGATATGGGCATCCTCGTAGCAGAAGAAATTCCTGTAACATACACAGATCCGCCGATTGAGGGGACTGCTGATGGAATAATTGATATCTATGGTCATAAGTTAATAGAATTAAAATCTATCTCCAACGAGGGTTTTGAGTATAGGAGAATATACAAAAAGCCTAAAGACGACCACTTTAGACAAGCTCAAATTTATATGAGATGCTTAGATCTGGATCAGGCATTTGTTATTTATGAAAATAAAAACAATCAGCAGATACTTCCTATCCTAATAGATAGAGATGACGATTTTATTAATAAATTATTTACTAAATATAGTAAAATATATAAGAATTTTATAGATAATAAAATTCCAGCCAGACCGTACAAAAGAACATCTAAAAACTGTAGTGGTTGTGATCTGGCTTCAACTTGTTGGAATGATGAAAGAAGTGGCGAATAGTGAAAGTATTTTTTGTAAAAATACTGAATGCGATAAAGAGTTTGAACCAAAAACTTACAACTCTATATATTGCAGCGCAGAATGTAGAAAAAAAGTAACTAATAAAAGAGTACTTGAAAAGTATCACTTAGATAAAGAGCACTTCTCTAAAAAGAGAATATGTAGAACAAAGTTATGTTCTACTGTCTTGTCAAGATATAATAAAGAAAACATATGCGAAAGATGCAAACAGGAAAGATTTGTAAAAAGATTAATGAGTTGGGGATGGTCTGAGTCGCAGGCCCGTGGTGACTAATGACTATAAAAAATATAGTAAATAAATATAAATATAAAAATTGTTTATCAATTGATCCATCATCAAACTCTTTAGCCTGGGCTGTAATTAGTACAGATAATGAAGTTATTGATACTGGCAAGATCAATTTCACCAAAGGCTCTGACATGGCTGAAAAGTTATCTCAGATAAATAACAATATACCTCTCTTGATAAAGAAATATAATGTTGATTGTGCTGTAATAGAACAGTCTGTATATATACAAAATTTTCAATCAAGTCGTATTCTTTCCTATATCATAGGTCATACATTTGGAGAAATAGTGCGTCTAAATATTAAGTGTGAAGATATTACACCATTATCTTGGAAACCGTCGATTGGATATAAAAATCTCTCTAAAAGAGAAATAGAGGAATTGAAAACTAGTGGTGTTGATCTATCAACACAAGTTAAATTAAAAAATGAAAGAAAAAATAGGGTTAGGGCAATAGTATCAGCAGCATATGGTGACGATACACCTGGACTAGATGATGATGATATAGTTGACGCACTTGGTATTGGTTTATGGTATCATTTGAAGTATGGCGCTAGAACCATATAAAGATAAAGCTTGGCTTTATGAGCATTATGTTAAAAAAAGAATGAATCTAACTGATATTTGTAAACTGTTAAAGCAGTCTTATAATATATCAGTAACTCCACAAGCAATATACAACTGGGCTAAAAAATACGACTTGTTAAAATATCGTGGTAAGGGTCGTAATCTAGCAAGCACAGCAAAGAGAAGACCAAAATCACCAATGCAAGAGCGAGTAGAAAAACAGAGAAGAGAAATGCAAAAAAGAAATAAACTTAGAAGAAAGGCATCAGGACGATGAGAAGAAGTATATCACTTAAGGATATTACAACATTTGCTCATCTTGATATGATTTATAATCAGATCAGGATACTAGAAGCACAACAAAATAATACAAAATATAAATGTCTAGGATCTGGTGAGTGCTGTAAGATAGGCCTTGTGATCCCAATGGCTGAATGTGCAAATATATCATTCAGACTCAATCAGCACTTCTACCTTCTATTAGAGGACCGTGGGGAGGCTGTAGCAAAGGAATGGTTTGATTCTGTAGTTGCCTCCTTAAAAGAGGCTATGCATGATGATGACTGGCAAGAAGGCGGAGAGACAAAGAGGCATTGCTCGTTCTATAAAGGTGGATGTACAATCTATGGCTTTAGACCAATGGTCTGCAGAACATTTGGAACTATTACAAGCGTAGACGACTATTGCCCAAGGATTAAAAATGCAGAAAATGGTATAGACTTTTATGGTGGAGAGGGCGTATCGAAAATTATAAAAGATTTTCAAGATATTCTAAAAGATTATGCATCTGATAAGGATCATAACTATGATATGACTGTATATATGCCAACTGGTGTTTTAAGTTTTATTCTTCCAATAGAAGACTTAAAAGAATTATTTGAAAATACTAATCCTAGATTCTGGAAGGGGGTCAAGGGGTGGTATAATTATCGTGTGGAGTTCACGAGGCTTCATGGATACGATTACGCATCATTAAGTGATGCTTCGCAGAAGGATGGCATACCTCTTGTATTTCCAGACTCAAATCCACTGTCATTTAAATAGAAAGAAGGTGCAATGGTTATCAGGGAAGTAAAAGAAGTCAAGACTAAAATTTTTGATAATGGTAAAATCAAAATTTATGAATTGACTACACAAAAGTCCACAAAGTAACAAAAAGGGAGGGAGAAATCCCTCCCTTTTTGATATAATATTTGAACATGAAAAATATTGCATGGCTTACTCATTCACCACAAAAACTTGGTGATGGATACGGATACGCCTCAGACAGCATTTATAGTAGATTAAAAAAAAATATATGCTTTGAAAATAATGAGTTAGAGATCGACCTTCCACCAGGCGTTGGTTACTCAGTTGAAAAAAAATCTGAGTGCTCAGTAGTGATAAACAATGGTCTACCGATTCATTATTCAACTAGTGGTAATTATAAAGTTGGCTTTACATATTGGGAAACTACAAAAGTCCCAGATTCGTGGATCCCAATGATGAGGGGAATGAGTGAAATATGGACAACATCTGATTTTGTCTTTAATGTATTTAAAGATTGTGATGTTAATGAAAATATATATAAATTTAATCTTGGATTTGATAATAATATTTTTAAAAAAATAAAAGAGATACCAGATAAACCATTTACTTTTTTATCAATTGGCTCTCCATCAACAAGAAAAAACTCTCAAATGACAGTCGATGCTTTCTTGAAGGTGAAAAATAAATATAATAATATAAGATTGATATATAAATCAAATGGACCCCCCGACGCTAGGCTGTATGCGAATACAGATTCTATGAAGTCAATATACGGCACACCAGATATTGATGTTGTTGACCATCTTATGTCAGAGACTGAGTTTGCAAATCTTTATGCCAAAGCCCATTGTTTAGTTTACCCAACCAGTGGTGAGGGTTGGGGAATGATACCATTCCAAAGCATAGCTATGGGAATACCTACAATATGTACAAATGCAACATCATGTACAGAGTATGCTAAATTATCAATACCTCTAGATTACAAGATGGATTCATCAAATATGTTTGGTATTTATAGGGATTGCGGGACTTGGGCTAAGCCATCATTTGATGATTTATGTGATAAAATGATACATGTAATAGAAAACTATGAACTAGAAAAAGAAAAAGCATTAGAAGCATCAGAATATCTTCATAAAAACTATACATGGGATGTTGTTGCAAAGGAATATGAAAAAAGAATATGGGAAATATTGAAAAAGTAGAAGAGAAATCTATTTTTGATAAAATTAAAGATATTGAAAATGTTGGTTTACTCCATGTGAAAGGATATTCAAATTCTGAAATAGCATCACTGATGAGTCTTAAACCTGCAGAAGTAAAAGAAAACATAGCAGAGTACAAAAAACTTTTACAAAAGCAGGTTGATGAAGACCCATACTTTCTTGAGAGGGTGCAATTTAACACAATTAAAGCACTGCAAGAATTTGATGAATTATCAAAAGAAGCTTGGGAGACTGTTTCAATAGCAACTGAGCATGGTATGGTTGCTGCAAGGATACAGGCAATTAAGTTAGCAGGTGAGTTAGCTGCTAAAAAAGCGCAGTTGCATAAATTACTAGGTGGATCTACTACCGATACAGAATTCGTAGCAAGAATGCAAAAGGCAGAATCTGTTAATCAGATCCTCTCAAGGATATTGAGGGATGTTATTAGTAGATATCCAGAAATTGCTGATGAAGTCAGGAAAGAACTTCAGATTGCATTTGATCTAATGGGCAAGTCAGATTAACCATAACAAGGAAGGAAAAATTGGCCCCATTACAGGAGAAAATCCGTCAGACCAAGGAAGGAAAAATTCGCCCCATTAACAGGGGGTATTTTAAACCCATAAAGGAATTGCGATATGAGTGATTATCTAGGAATAAATCTTGAATTTAAAGATTTTGATAAACTTTTAAGACAGGAAGAACTGGTTGAAGAGCCAGTACCTATTGAAGTTTTTGTCCAAGATAAAAAGTATTTGGGGCTTCCGCCATTATCGCAGATCCAACTTGAAATTGTCCGTCATTCTACGCAAATCTTTAAAAAACATACACTTATTAAGTTGATGGGTGAAGAAAAAGGCGAAGAGTGGTATACAAAGTATACAGACAATGAAGTTATTTGCATGTTGGGTAAAGGAAGTGGCAAAGACCATTGTGCAAGAATATCAGTAGCGTATACAGCATATCTTCTTCATTGTTTAAGAGATCCGCTGAATTACTACGGCAAAGCTACTGGTGTTTATATTGACCTACTAAACCTAGCTGTTAACGCTCAGCAGGCTCAAAGGGTATTCTTTGAGCCATTAAAGAATCTTCTTTTATCATCTCCATACTTTAACGAGGTTGGATTTGAGCCAAGAGTGTCTGAAATCTTTTTCTTTTCTAGACCTGTTAGATGTTTCTCTGGTCACTCGGAAAGTGAAGGATGGGAAGGTTATGAAGTGATGACAATCATTTTAGACGAAATTTCTGCATTTAAAACAGATGCCGAACTCCGTGGTGAAACAAGAGCTAAAGGATCGGCATCCGCAATTTATAACATGAGTAAGTTATCTGTCATGTCACGATTTCCAGAAGTTGGCAAGGTGATTCTTCTTTCATTCCCTAGATATAAGGGTGACTTTATTCAACAAAGATATTTTGGCGCTCTTCAAAAAAGTGAACCAAAAACTTGGACTATTAAGGCTGCAACATGGGAAGTAAACCCAACAATAAAGAGAGAGGATTTAGAGTCAGAGTTTATTAGAAATCCAATTGAGGCTAGAGCAAGATTTGAATGCGAACCACCTAATATGGAAGATGCATTCTTTAGAGATCCAGATCTCGTAAGAGCAGCTTTTTCATATGCTGATGATCCTATAGATGATGATGGAACATACAAAAAATGGTTCAACAATAAAGATAATCATATGAGATTTATACATGTCGATCTTGCTCTTAAAAGAGACAGGGCAGCTCTTGCTATGTCTCATTGCTCTGGTCTTACTGAGATTAAAACTGGTATTGGTATAGAGACATTACCTATAATAAATGTTGACCTAGTTAAGTCATGGGAAGCAGACCATGGTCAAGAAATAAATTTTGCGTCAATTAGAAGTATGATAGTGGAATTATGTAGAAAATTTGATGTAGGCTTAGTTACATTTGATAGATGGCAATCTGTAGAAATGATTCAATCATTAAGATCTCAAGGTATTAATGCTGATTTTAGATCAGTTAAGAAATCAGACTATGATAGTTTAATGACTGCAATATATGATAAAAGACTAAGAGGCTATTGGAATGAGTTGCTTGTTGAAGAAGAACTGTTGAAACTAAGACTATTTGCAAATAATAAAATAGATCACCCTGCTGAAGGCTCTAAAGATCTTGCTGATGCTGTGGCCGGCTCTGTCGCTTGTTGTATAGATAATATATCAGTAGAAGCTGAAATGGATATTGAAATACTAAGACCTAGTATTGATTTTGAAAATGATGAAGATGAATTAGGTTATGGAACTGTTAAGGTATACGATACTAATATTGGTGAGTTTATACCTGGATACAGCAAGACAGTCCCCCAAGAGCAGTCTGACATTTGGCTTGAGAATCTATAATAGTTTCTGAATGCCTGCTTCGGTGAAATAAATTTTTTTTAAAAAAAGTGATATCCAAGTAGCAGACTCCGGTACTTCGGTGTACCATGTTCTTCGTCAATAGGGGCGACCGCCCCGTTCAACAAAGGGAAATAAAAATGATTAACATCAAGGAAAGCGCAAACTTCCCGTCGATAACTCGTTCGGGTCGTGTATCCAATGAATTACAGCAGATTATTGATTGCCTTATT